AGGATTATACTCCTATATCAGACGTACTTTGCGTACTCTTCTAGTGGCACACCAAGTTTTTTAGCAATTGCTTGCTGACTTGCTGTGAGTTTTACTTTTTTGGTCTTTCTAGTATTAGGATTTGTACCTACACTATTCCTACCAACTGCTTGAACAGGAAACGATTTACTTTCCTTTTCAAATTTATGTGGAAAAGCTTCCTGAATCTTTTCATCTAATAATTCATAATAATCAACTGCTGTAGGATCTGTTCCCTCTTCTTGCATTTTTTTATCAATTGCAAAAGCAGCAGCTGTCATAGCTTCGTCCCTTCCAAACCAAGAATTTTCCTTTTTCTTTGCCCAAGTGGTTGCTCTGGGATCAACCGCAGGAGGTTGTTGAGCTTTTCCATTTTTAGCTTGAGCTTCTCGCTGTTTTTGAGCGCGGGATAGAGTTTCTTGTTCAACGGCAAGTTTTGCAATATTTTGTTGTGAAGATAATTGTGCCTCAATATCTCCCTCCGCTATAGATTTGCGATACTTATCTTTTTCCAGTTCAAGTTCAGTAACAACTCTACCGTTGTATTCTTGAAAAAGAGCTTGGTTTGTTTGTGAATTTTTTTGTTCAAATTCTTCAACTTTATTGCGTAAAGCACCAGCAACTCGAATCGCTTCATCCCTTTGACGTTCTGCTTCTCGTTGATTGTAAGTGAGTTTGTCGATTCGTTTTTGAACTTTTTCACTATATTCTTCAACTTCTTGTTCGTGTTTATCGGAAAGTTCAACTTCGACAGAGTCTGTAGTTTCTTCCTCGATTTCTATTTCTGTTTCTATATTTTCAGCTTCTTGTTGCATGGTTTCCTCCATGTGTTAGTAATGAGTTTAGCGTGAAATTTAAAAAAGTAAAACTTTATATCCCAACAATATCTTCAGGATCGTTTATCAACGCTAAAATTTCATCATCGTTTAGTAAGCGCAAGTCCCCACCATCAATTTGAATGCGAGCACCTGCGTAGCGTCCAAAAATGACCCAATCCCCTTTTTGACACCACGGCCCTTCAGGAAATTTAACTGGATCTTTATATGCATCTGGACCAAGAGCTACAATATAGCCCACAACTGTAGTCAGACGCTCCCGTTCTACAGTTTGCCGTGCCAGATAGATTCCACCTTTTGTCTTCTGAGAAAGAGTAAAAGGCAAAATAAGTAACCGATAACCCGTAGGACGAGGCAATTTTTCAGCCAATTTGCCTGTTTTAAGGTCATCTGGGGTAAAATTAACGGGTTTTGGCTTTTCAGGCTCCTCAGAGCCGAAATTTGCAATAAAAGAAGGTATTTCCTTGCTTTTAGCTTCAGTCTTCATCTGGTATGTCCATGCGCTTATGTAGTCCAATTATCTCGTTTTCAAGGTAATTAAGGCCTGCAATTTCACCAGTTAAGCGCTGATATTGGTTGTAATCGCCTACACCGCCACTTGCAAGCGTATTTTTAAGCTCTTCTTGTCGTTTGCGGGACTGTTTTAACAAAAATTCAGTCGCCGTTAGCCAATCCATAGGTTATTCTTTAACCCATTGGATAAAACTAAGACCTTTAGTGGCAGCACCGCCACCTTTAGCCTTTCCTTTTACCGCTTTTAGTTTCCCACCACCTTCAGTGTTTAACTTAACTGGGTTTTTTTGTGGACCAGGGTAAAGTTTTGACTTTTTAGCCATTTTTTCCTCCTATTCGGTTCTAGTTTTTTCGTCTGCCTCTCGGACAGTGTTTAAAATATCTGCGTAAGTCCTATCTGCTTCTAAAATTGAAGTCTGAACATTCTTTTCTCGTTCTGCAGCAATCTTCATTTCCGCAATTGCCTCCTGCGACTCTATTTTTTCCTTCTCTACTTCTCGTTTTTGCTCTGATGCCACTGCTTTTTGCCTAATTTCTGCTTTTTGCAACTCAATAATTGGATCAATTCGTTGCAATTCTTCGGCTTTGGCAAGCGCTTCTGCACGTCCTGTGACTTCTGCTGTGGCTTTGGTCGCCATTTGTGCAATTTGATTCATAATTTGCTGGCTCTGTTCTGGAGGCATTTGTTGCAATTCTTCCAATGGTGGTAAGGATTGTCCCATAGCCTCTTCAATTTGCAGTTTATACAGCATGGATTGATGTTCCTGGATGTTTGAACTGATCATTTGCACTACCATCTGGTTTTCTCTGGCCATCGGATTTTGAATAAAAGAGGAATGCACCGCAATATAGGCCTCATGGTCTTGCCATTCAAAAGCCTTGATTGGCTGACCCATCATCGCTGCCTGTTCTTCACTTATTGGATCCCTGGGGGGAACTTGCGGTTCCTGTTTAAATAAACTTTGTGGATTTTTAATCTCTAAAGCCTCGTACATTCGGCGATAGGCTTCCTGTAAATTATGTATTTCAGGAGCTGCTTGTGCCATTTGCAATTGTTGTTGAGCAATTAATACCCGTTGTGCCATGGAAAATATATTTGGATCACTCACAGGCAATACATCCACGCGCTCATCAAAATCCTTGGCCAGGACCACCTGTTCCCCCTGCTCCGTCATATAAGGGTATTCTGGGGGCAAATAGGTAGCATAAACACGGATCAATAGCCTAAATTCTTTTTTCTGGGCAAAATGCAGTCTTTTATGAATGGCCGACATTACTTTAGTTCCCCGTTCCAGCATGGCTATGGTGGTTCCTACAGGTAATTGCTGACTGCCTATGTCGCCAACCTGCATATCTGCAATAGAGGCAAAACGTCTGCCAGAATCAACCAAAAGACCTAAAAGTTGTACTAAAACAGCCGAAGGTTCTTTATACGGTAAAGGCATTAAAGAATCCCTGATTGTAGCCCCTGCTACATCAACGTCCCTAAATTCCCCAGGCTGTAAAGGCTCATCTTCACCCTGAATACGCATTCCACGGGCTTTAAAGCCCGCAGGTAAATTAGCTAAAGTTCCAGCATCAATCAATTGACGTAAAATAGAAGTAATAGACTTAGTTATGCCGCCAATCATGTGAATTAAGCCAAAACCATAAAAACCCAGTCCTGGTAAGAATTTATATTGAACAAAATAGTCTATTTTTTTGTAAAGTTGATCACCTTCTTTCCAATTACGGCGAATCGCCAAAATTTGATTCATATCTTCACAAATAGTCACAATATAGGGACTAGCAAATCCATAATCTTCAATCTCAGTTAAGTTAAGTTCTACGTGCATTTCTAAAATGGAATAAAGCTCATTGTTCTCTGCATAACTGGGCTGTACTCCTTCCAATTCTTCCATTTTTTCCTGGACTTCGTTTGGAGTCACAACCCCAGGTTGTGCCAACTCAATATCGCTGTAGGTACCGTTTAATTGCATTTTAAGCAGATCATTTTTAGTCATGGTCATGGCATGAGTAACGCGGGGCGAAGTTGAAAGATCCGTAGTTGTATAACTAACCACTAAATCCTCTGCTTTAACAAATTCACTGACGGCACGGCCCAAGGTCATATCAAAATAAACTTTTTTAAAAGCACTTCCAGAAAGAGGCAAATAAAACAATAACGAATCCATCTCAGGATCGTACTCTTCCATGACATGGGTAATCTGGTAATTCATGAATTCTTTTACCCTGGTCGATTGAGCTACAATTTCTGGATTATGTATACCTACGACTTGAACCTGGACAGGTCCCCCTGCTGGCAGGAGTTCCTTGTAGGCTTGTGCCTGAAATTGGGTTACTGCTTCTGCTAAAATGGGATGATTAACGCCACTTGCCCCTTGAAACGGCTGTGTCCGTTCTTCCTGCCTAATTCCCAATAAATCAAGTCCTTTACTAAAAGACTCGTACCAATCCTTGCGTGATTCCTTGTCTTCTTCATAAAGACTCACCAACTCAGAACTAAGTGATTGAAGTACGTCCTCTTCAAGTAAATCTGCCAAATTTTCATTAAAATCAGCAGGTTGTTGCCCTTCCATAGGCATTTCATCAAATGTTTCAGCACCTTCGGGAAGTTCAAGCTCTATTTCAATGGGTCCTTCAAAAGGACTTACTTGGGCATCGCCATTTGACATGGGTCTTTGTTTGTCGATAGGCATAGATTATTACTCTAGCTATAAATAAATTAATAGTAAACTATTATTCCAGATAGCTCCTTATTTTTTCTTCTTCATATCCTTGTTCTATAAAATGATTTACGATTG